ATGATCATTCCGGCGCAGGGACTGCGGATTGTGCTTGCTGTGCGTCCTGTTGACTTCCGGTGCGGGCACGACGCGCTGGCCGGTCTTGTGCAAAACACGCTTGGGCTCGATCCGCATTCGGGCCTGATCGTGGTTTTTCGTTCGAAGCGCGCCGACCGGCTGAAGATTTTGCTATGGGACGGCACGGGCCTCGTTTTGGTCTACAAGCGCCTTGGCCGCGATGGTCGTTTCGAGTGGCCGCAGATCAGCGACGGCGTCATGCATCTGACGCGCGTGCAGTGAACTGGAAGCGAGTGGGCGAACGGATTGTCGCGACGCCAGCTGCGGCGAACTGACTCAGACCCGACAACCTGTTTCGCGCGGGGCTTTGGGATGATAGCTTGCGGATGTGCCGCCGTCCCCCTTTGATCCCGCCCGTCTTGCAGCGCTGCCCGCCGATTTGCGCGCGCTCTTCCGCGCGCAGGAAGCGATGATTGAAGCCGAGCGTCGTCGCGCAGACGATGAATGCTCGGCGCGCCTTCATGTCGAGAGTGAACTGGCTGCGTCCAAAGAGAGCGTCGAACGCCTCGAACTGCTCGTGAAGGAGTACGAGCGCGCACGTTTCGGTAAACGCTCGGAAAAGTTCAATCCCGATCAGATGCAACTGGTTCTCGAGGACATCGAGATTGCCATCGCCGAAGTCCAGGAACGCCAGGACGATCGTGCGCGCCGCGCCGGCACGGCGCCGTCCAGCCGCCGGACCAGGCGCGCTGCCCGTGCCTTTCCCGCGCACCTGCCGCGCATCGAGCAGGTGATCGAACCCGAGAACCTCGAGTGTCCCTGCGGCTGCGGCCGGATGGTCCAGATCGGCGAGGATCGCTCCCGCCGTCTCGATGTCATGGCCGCCCAGTATCGTGTGATCGAGACGGTGCGACCGCGCTACGCCTGCGCAAAGGGCTGCACCGGTGTTGCTCAGGCGCCGGCGCCCGCCCATCTCGTGGAGGGTGGCATCCCCACCGAGGCGCTGCTGGCGCAGGTGGCGGTCGCCAAGTTCAGCGAGCACATGCCACTCTATCGTCAGTCGCAGGTTCTGGCTCGGCATGGCATCTTCATCGATCGCGCCGTTCTGGCAGACTGGATGGGAACGGTCGCCTTCCACCTCGCGCCGCTGGTCGAGCGCATGAGCGTCGTGATGAAGCAATCGGGCCGCTTGTTCATAGACGAGACCAGGGCGCCTGTGCTCGATCCGGGCCGGGGCCGAACGAAGACCGGCTATCTGTGGGCTGTCCTGCGCGACGATCGCGGCCACGGCGGCGCTGATCCACCAATCGTGGTCTACCACTACGCGCCAGGACGCGGTGGTGACCATGCTGAGCGCATCCTCGAGGGCTTCGACGGCATCCTTCAGGTCGACGGATACCAGGGCTATCATCGGCTCGCACGGCCCAAGCGCAAAGGCGGCGTGCCGCTGCGGCTGGCCGCATGTTGGTCCCACTCAAGGCGCAAGATCATCGCAGCGACTCCGAAAGCCGGCTCACCCATCGCCGAAGCCGTTCTCGCGCGCATCGCCGCACTCTATGCGATCGAGAAGGAGATCCGTGGCGCCGACGCCCCGGCTCGGCAAACGACCCGTAACGAGCGATCACGGCCGCTCGTCGCTGAACTCGAGAGGTTTCTGCGCGAGCAAGCCGCTCGCCTGTCGCCGGGCAGCGAGATGGGCAAGGCGATCGCCTATCTCCTGAACCATTGGGATGGCCTCACCTTGTTTCTCGACGATGGTTGCGTTGAGATGGACACCAATCCCGTCGAAAATCAAATCAGGCCGCTGACTCTGACGCGTAAAAATAGTTTATTTGCTGGTCACGACGAAGGTGGTCGTTCATGGGCGCGCATAGCTTCGCTCATCGCCACCTGCAAAATCAACAGCGTGGAGCCCTACGTCTGGATGAAAGCGACGCTCAAAGCGATCGCAACCGGTCACCCGCAGTCCCGGATCGACGAGCTCCTGCCCTGGTCGTTCGGCCGCACCTCGTAATTCTCCGTCGTTGCCGCCTCCATACCCCCCGCCAACGATTTGCAAACACGTTGATCAACAGACTGCAATCCCCACGCCAAACCTTTGCGAATGGGACGCGAACGTCGCTTACGTCCTACCGATGAGACGAGCTTGCGCGGGTACGCGGGACCGCGAACCTTGAGCATATTAGGGCCCTTCCGTTTTGGGCTTTGATTGAGCCCCGGCCCCCCGGGAAACGGCCAAGAAATCGGGAAATCATCGGCTCTGAAATGGACGCTTTGATCGATAAAGCCACCGTTGAGGTATGGCCGATCGGGCGCCTGCGGCCCTATGAGCGGAATTCCCGGCGTCACTCGCCGCAGCAAATCGAGCAGATCGCGGCATCTATCCGCCAGTGGGGCTGGACGATGCCGATCCTCGCGGCGGATGACGGCATGGTTCTAGCCGGGCACGGCCGACTGGCGGCGGGCAAGCTCCTCGCTATCGCCGAGGTGCCGGTTATCGTGGCGCGCGGTTGGAGCGATCAGCAAAAGCGCGCCTATGTCATCGCGGACAATCGGCTCACCGATGCGTCCGAGTGGGATGACGAGATGCTCCGGCTCGAATTGAACGACCTTCTCGAAGGCGGCTTTGAGCTATCGCTTACCGGCATCACCGAGGGCGAGCTTTCGCGGCTCTCGGTCGGCGTCGGCGAGCTGGAAGCGATGCCGGAATTGCCGGATGGCGACCGCTCCCCATATCGCGACATGACTTTCATACTGTATGGCGAGCAGTGGGAGACGGTCGACCGCGCAATCAAGCTCGCGATCCTGCCGCGCAAGCCGGGCGATGCCAACCCGAACCGATCGCCGCAGGGCAATGCGCTCGCTCGCATCTGTGAAGAATACCTGGCGCGTCATGTCACCGATGGCTAAGGACATAAAGGTGACTGCGCACCACTTCAGCATCGTCGACAGACCCTCCTTACAGTCCTCCGAACCGTCGGACCAGGATTTACAACGGTCTTGGTGATTGTCGCTGCTGTCTGGCCAGCTTGCTGGCCCGCCTTGTTTCCTGCAACACCCCCAACTACACCGCCCACTACAGTGGCAGCCCCTGACGCGGCGGCGCCTGCCGCTGCTGCCGCTGGGATTTCATTCAGCGTCGTTGCGGCATCTATCACATTCCCCACCGTTGGCTTCTTGATCATCGCCTTAATTGCCGCGATACCTTCCTCAGCGCGTGCTTTTGCCCCGTCGAATGCGGCTTGCTCAGCCTTGTAGAGTTCGATCATGCCTGGGAGCTCCGGTAGCGAGACTTTTTGCACGGGTCCGCCCTTGTAAAGCTTGGCAGTAAAAAGACAGTCCCAGTACATCGTGTCGCGAGGTGGATCGCTCTTGTCATTGTCAGCGCGTTCCCAAATCCACTGGAAGCGCGGCCTTACTTCCTTGGGGTCCTCAGTGCGACACTTGTCGAGAATCAAGCCGACCATTTCAGGGCTTGGTCCGTACGCCACGAAGTTAATAAAGGCGATTTTTTGGCTCGATTGCCGCAACTTTCCTTACCGCATCCAGCGTCAACGGACTCGCGGTTGCCGTGTACTTCTGCAAGAGATAAGCGTTCACTGCAATATTGTGACGCGAGAAGCCTGGATCGTTCACGATCGCATTTAGTCGTCCAATGATTCCAGTCGTGTCGGCAGAGACCCGCGCCAGCACCATAATCCGCGAACGAAGGTCCTCGAGCCTTGTGCTGAGCTTTTCCATTTCTGCAAGCTGCTTCTCTACCAATATCTTGCTTGGTTCGTACTTGATCTCACCTGCAACGGGCAGGTTCTTAATCGCATTCTCGACGTCATTGAGAGCGTTGCGGATTTCGTGAATGGTCTTCGTCGGTGAAGGCAGAATAATGGGGAGCGGAGGGAGGGGAGCTTCATCACAGACAGGGTTCGCAACATTGAGGACAACAGCGAGCCGATCAAGCATAGGACAATCCATAAATTTGAATCCGCAACGGCTGTCTTCGCAATACTTCGGAATAAAACCGAGAAGCTTATCGTTCCTCTTGATCCAGCGCGTCCATTTGCGAAAAGCTTCGGTATCGCGCTCCTCGGCGATGTAAGCCCATACACCGGCCGCATGGTCGTTGCTAAAGGTTGTCTCCGACCCTCCATCAGCAGCACCCTCGCGTAGCTTCCGCGGAGAGCGCCACCATCGACCATCAGTTCCCTGAGATCTCTTGACGGTATCGCACCCTCGCTTGTCTCCCACGCTGCAGGTCAGTCCGCTGAAAAGTATGGTGTCGCCATCGTTGCAAGGCAGGAAATAGGTCGTCCCATCTTCGCGCGTTTTTGGCTCGTCAAACTCCTTTGACAAGAAGCCCTCGCAGAATGGCAGGCGCGCTTCCCAAAACGTCATCGCAGTGTCAAGACGATCCGAAGCTCGCGCTTGTGGCATGCTGCTCAATGAAACAGCGACGACGATGGATAGAGGAAGAAGCGACCGCCTGAGGAACATAAGAGCCTCCAGCACGCGACGCCGGGTCCCACAGATGCAGGCACCCAGCAAGTACCAAGTTGCCCTACAGCAATTCCATCTGCGGTTGCGGAGATTAGCCCGAGAAGAGACGATGATCTCGATGCAGATCGTCGCACCCGGTGCAAATGCTGCGTCGCAACTGCGACTTAGGACGGGGGCACCTTTGGGTCATTCTCGACCGACCCAAGCCTGCGGCGAGTGCGGCCCTATCCGCTATGCCCCGAAAGCCGAAGTGAATTCAGAGCATTGGCGACGGGCTGTTGTTGTGGGCTGTGGACCATCCCAATACCGGAGCCTCGAATCATGCGCTGCGAACTAAGTGACTAGCCGTGGGACAGGCTAAAGGAATCCGCGTCACGCCGATCGCGAAGAGAGACGCAGACGCGCTGCTCATGCGGCTGCATTACAGCCACAAGACGGTCAACAATGCTTTCCTAGCGCTGGGCGTCTTTCTCGGCGCGCGCCTCGAAGGCGCGATGACGTTCGGCCCGTCGATGGACAAGAGCAACATTCAAGGGCTGGTGCGCGAGACGCCGTGGAACGGCTTCCTAGAATTGAACCGGCTCGCCTTCTCCGAGGCGCTGCCTCGCAATAGCGAGAGCCGCGCGCTCGCTATTGCGATGCGGATGATCAAGAAGCACTATCCGCACATCGGCTGGGTGATCTCGTTCGCCGATGGATGCCAGTGCGGCGACGGCACGATCTATCGCGCATCGGGCTTCGTCCTGACCGGGATCAAGGTGAACAAGAGCCTTCTGCGACTGCCCGACGGTTCGGTTACGCACAAGATGACGCAAGTGACCGGCAAGAACCGTGCGGCCCACTTCGCCAGGACTGGCGGATCATGGTCGGGTCAGGGCACGCCGCTCGACGGCTACCAGATGCGGTACATCTATTTCCTCGATCCGGCGGCGCGCGCGCGGCTGGTGCCGAAGGAAATCGAATATTCCGAGATCGAGCGGCGCGGCGCCGGAATGTATCGGGGAATTGCGCGTGGGAAGCAGGCGATGGCCGAGGCCCCCTCGGAACAGCGGCGGCGCAGCACCGACCCCCACGCTCCATCATAGGCGGATCGATAAAAAGGCCCGGGGATCGCCCGGGGCCGGTTTGCTCGATAGCCATCAGTTCGTGATGCGGCACTCGCTGCCGAGAGTGCCATCGGCCAGATAGACGCGGACCTTCCACCGCCTTCTGTCGATCAGGCCGAGATTTGCGCGGTGGCAAATGCCGTCTGCGATGGCATCGGCCCTAGCGGGGCTGCGGCTCCCGATGGTCAAGTCGACGCTGGCGTTGAAAGCGCTAAAGGACGCGCTCGTGGCGATGTCCGTCCTGACCGCAGTCTCTTTGATGCTCATGATGATGCGATAGTCGTGCTTGAACTCTTCCAACTCTCGCTTCTTCTCGGCTGATTGCTCGGAGGTCTCTCGTGGGGCTTCCGGGGCGCTGCTGGTCGGCGTCTTGGCGGCGCCGATGATGATCAGCAAGAGCAGGAAAGGAGCGCCGAAACCACGAATGGTGCTCACCTTCACGACATGATCCTTCGGGCTTGCCGTGCGCGTTCGGTATGGACCGAAAGCGGCTCCTCGGTTGACCAATACAGGTCGCGTTCGAGCGGTAGACCATGGCCGCCGATATTGACCCGCACGCTCTCCATTTCCGATCGCGCGACATATCCAAGCTCGGGCTCGCCCATGCCGAGGTCGCAGAGACCGTACAGGCGATCTGGTTCGGCGGGATCGCTCTCGGTCAGCAGCCAAGTGGCGTCGCCGTAGGGGTTGAAGACCTTGACGACCGGGACGTGATCCGGCTCGCGCTGACCGGCATTCTGCGCGGCGCGCGTGGCCGCGCCATTGGCGGCGAGTTGGTCGAGGATTTCTTTGGTGAATATCTTCATGGGTATTTCCCTTTGATCGGGCGCCGCACCGTGCGGGCGCCTTCGACCCCTCACGCCCGGGAGCCTCGCGGCGCCGGGCGGGATCGGGAATTGTGCTGGGCGGCTATCCTTTCGATTTGAGGGAAAGCAGTTTCTCGATCAGCGCGGCGGTCAGCAGCGTGGCGTGGCCGTCGGGCGCAATGGCGTAAATGATCGCGCGCCGGGTGAAGGCAGCGGGATCGCTCTCGATCTCGCGGGCGGCCTCCATGGCGGCGAGCACCGTGGATCGCTTCTCGACGCGGTACTGACCGCGCCCGAGGAAAAGCGAAGCGGTGAAGTAATCCGCTTTGCGGATCGCCTCGACCGCGCGGGCCTCGATCTCGGTCAGCGTCATCGGCCAACCCCGAGCGATAGCGCCGCGATTGCGAGCGAGATGTATTTCGGGATCGGCTGGTCGCCGTGCTCATAACCGGCCCATGCGCCGCGCGAGCAGCCGATCGCGTCGGCGGCTTGGCGTTGCGAGTAGTCGAAGCGCTGGCGCCATTCGGTCAGCGATTGAGCGGTGCCGAACAGGCGCGTGGCGTCTTCGATCTGCGCGGCGGCGGCGCCGATGTCTGCGGGAGTGCGTGCCATCACGTTACTCCGTGCCGTATTCGCAGACGCGGTTGCCGTTGGCGTCCTGTACCGATCCGCAGGCGCGGTGCCCGGCCTCAAGGCGATCGGCGATCTGGCGCAGGATGCGCGCGATCTCGGGCTCGAATTGATCGCCCGCGAAGGCGTCGTGCTCGGTTTTGATGCTGACGAAAAAGCGTTGCATCGGTGGGTCTCCTTTCGGCCTCTCGCGGAATTGCGAAAGGTCTCGACCCCCGAGGCCGGGTGGCTGGATCGGTCAGCGCCCGGCGGGAGACCGGCGGCGGCCCGGTAATGGGCCAAATCCCCGGCGGAATGGCCCAGATTTAGGCCACTGGTCGGTGGTTGGAAGATCCTTCGAGTCGAATTCCGGGGCTTAAAATGACGGAAGATCAAAGGGTTACGGCGCCTCCGCAAAGGCCCGTAGGGGCCTCACAGGGCCTCGCCGATCCCGGCGGGGCTTCCGGCGCCCCGGGCGGCAATGCCGCACCAGCGGGCGCGGACGGCGGCGGGCGCGGCCAACTACTGACGAGCAATCTTGCCGGGCGGCTCCTCATGGTCTCGGCAGAGCGCGTGCGCCAACTCGCCCGCGAGGGATGGATCGAGAAGCAAGGCAAGGACCAGTTTTATCTGGTCGATGTCGTGCAAGGTTACATCCGCTTTCGCAACGACGCGGATCGGCGCGCGCAGAAATCCGCCGCTGACAGTCGGGTCCGCGACGCCAGGGCGCGCGAGATCGAGTTGCGCAACGCGGTGCGCGAAGGCCGCCTGATCGAGATCGACGAGGCGATGGCGATCGTCGAGCAGATCACCGGGCTTTTCAGAGCAGAGACCGCCGGGCTTCCGGCGCGCGTGACGCGCGATCTGCAATTCCGCAAGACAATTGAAACGGCTTTGAATGACATCCTCGAACGGGTCGCAGATATTGCCGCCGAAAGGGGACGTGCTGTGGCATCGGCTCGCGTTGCTAGCGAGACCGTCGCGGCCAACGCCGCCCGACGTGTGGGCGGCGACGAACCGCATCTATCCACAGACAGCCGCGATCCCCGGGCCGCGTGACCCGCATCTGACGCCTTACGTTATCGAGCCCGAGCGCGTGATCGCGAGCGGCGAGTATCGGCGCGTCGTCATGGTCTTCGGCGCGCAGACCGGCAAGTCCGAGGCGATGCTCGATGTCGCGGGGCAGCGGCTCGATCAGCGACCGGGCCCCATCCTGTACGTTGGTCCCAACCGGCAATTCCTCACCGAGCAGTTCGAGCCGCGCGTCATGGCGCTGCTCGATCAGGCGCCGACGCTGACCGAGAAGCTCGCGCGCGGCAAGCGGATGACGAAGACCCGCAAGACGGTCGCAGGCGTCCCGTTCCGTCTCGCTCATGCCGGATCGTCGGCCGCGCTCAAATCGGACCCGGCAGTCCTGGCGCTGGTCGATGAATACGACGAGATGCGCTCGAACGTGAACGAGCAAGGCGGCCCGCTCGGTCTCGTTGAGCGGCGCGGCGACACCTATGCGGATTTCGTTTGCGTGGTCACGTCGACACCAAAGCGCGGGCGCGTCGAGGCCGTTGAGGACAAGCGATCCAAGCTGTTCTTTTGGGACGTTGCCGTGGCCGACGACATCGAGAGCCCGATCTGGCAACTCTGGCAGCAAGGCACCCGGCATCACTGGTGGTGGCCGTGCCCGCATTGCGGCGAATACTTCGTCCCGCGCTTTAACCTGATGCGCTACCCGGCGAAAGCCTCGCCGATGGCGGCGGCGCGCGAAACCTATCTGGAATGCCCGCATTGCGGCGGCATCATCGAGGACGGCTACAAAGCGGCGATGAATGAGCGCGGCCGGTACGTCGCGCCCGGCCAGACCATCGATCGCAACGGCCAGGTTTCCGGCGATCCGCCGGATACGATGTCGGTGAGCTATTGGGTCTCGGGCCTCGCATCGCCGTTCGTCTCGTTCGGTGATCGCATTCGGGTCTATCTAGAAGCTATCGCGCTTGGCGACGACGCGATGGTGCAACAGGCGATCAATGCAGGCTTCGGTGAGTAGTATTCGCCCGGCGGCGGCGAGGTGCCGGAATGGGCCGAGATCAAGGAGAAGGCGCGCCACGCCGAATACCGGCGCGGTGAAGTCCCCGACGGCGTCCTTCGCCTCTCGATCGCCGCCGACGTGCAAAAGCAGTCCATCCCCTACGTCATTCGCGGCTGGGGTCCGCGCGCCACGTCATGGCTGATCGATTGGGGATACCTGCGCGGCGATACCGCCGAGACCGAGGTGTGGGACCAGCTCGCCGAGTTGATCTCGACGCCGATCGATGGCCTGCCGATCCATCTGACATTCGTTGATAGCGGCTTCCGCCCGGGCAAGGCGGACACATTGCCGCTCAATCGCGTTTACGAATTCTGCCGCCGCTTTCCGAAGCGGGTCCGCCCGACCAAGGGATCGAGCGCGCCGATGCGGGTGCCGCTGCTCCTGTCCAAGATCGAGGTCAATCGATCGGGCAAGGCGGCGAAGTTCGGTCTCGATCTGGTGCGGCTCGATACCGATCATTGGAAATGCTGGGTGCACGAGCGCTTGCGCTGGCCGCCGGAAACTCCGGGCTCGTGGCAAGTGCCCGTCGGCATCGATGACGACTATTGCCACCAGATCGTTTCCGAGGCGCGGGTCAAATCGCCGACCGGGCGACCGGAGTGGATCAGGCGGTCGAAGAACAACCATTTCCTCGACTGCGAGGCGATGCTGGCCGCGACCAGCTACCTCATGAACATGCAGCGGGTCGGCATGCCGCGAGAGCGAGAGACGCCCGCCAGGACAAACGAAAATCCGCCGCCGCCGAATGACGTGCCGCCGACGCACCGGCCCATGCCGCGCGCGCCGCGCCGGATCGTGCGGTCGGGCTATTTGGGAGTGTGAGCCATGGCGAAGAAACCGGGCACGCTGACGTTCACGCAACAGCAGCAGCAAGACTTGCTGACCGCGATTGCATCGGGCGCCGAGCGCGTCAGCTATTCGGACAAGTCAGTCGAATATCGATCGTTGTCCGAGTTGCGGGAAATCCTCGCGGGGATCGATGCCGATCTGAGCGGCGTGAAGGCGCGCCGCACGTTCCGCATGGTCTCGCCGTGGGACAAGGGCCTCTGATCGATGCCCGTCCCCGCCGCCGTCGAGAAGCCGCGCTATCGCGTCAAGGCGCCGTCGATCCGCAATCAAGCCGATCCGACGGCGCCCGCGACCATAGGCGGAACGCCGCGCCAGACCGGCTTTGATGCGGCGCGCTATGCCCGGCGGCTTGCGCCGTGGCGCCCGGCGACGGTTACGTCCAACGTCATCATGTCTTGGCAGGGCGACATGCTGCGCGCCCGCGCCCGGGACGTGCTGCGCAACAATCCGCATGCGACCGCCGCGTCCGAGAATTTTGTCGGCAACCTGATCGGCGCCGGGATCAAGCCGTCGTCGCTGATCACCACCGAGGGCCAGCGCGATGCGGTGATGACCGCATGGCTCGACTGGACCGACGAGTGCGACGCCGACGGCCTCGCCGACTTCTACGGCCTGCAATCGATGGCCGCGCGATCCCTGTTCGAGGCGGGCGAGTGCTTCATCCGCTTCCGCGCCCGACGCGTTGAGGACGGACTTTCGGTGCCGCTGCAAATCCAGATGCTTGAAAGCGAAATGCTGCCCTATTGGGACAACCGCATCGCGCCGAACGGCAACTACGTGATGAACGGCGTCGAGTTCGATTTCATCGGGCGGCGCGTCGCTTACTGGTTCTTCGTCAACCATCCTGGCGACGGGCCGATCGAGATGGGCGGCATCAATACCGATCAGGTGAGAGTGCCCGCCGATCAAGTCCTCCACATCTTTCGAGCAACGCGCCCCGGCCAAGTCCGGGGCGTTCCGTTAGTGACGCCTGCGCTGGTCAAGCTGTATTTCCTCGACCAGTACGACGACGCCGAACTCGATCGCAAAAAGCTTGCGGCGATGTATGCGGGCTTCATCACCACGCCCGCGCCCGAGGACATCTTGCCGGATGTCCAGCCCTCGGAGACCAGCGATCAAGTCGGCATCGCGCCGCTTGAGCCGGGCACGATGCAAGCGCTGCTGCCCGGCGAGGATATCAAGTTTTCCGAGCCCGCCGATGTCGGCGGCACCTATGAGGCATTCCAGTATCGTAACCAGCTTGCCTGCTTCTCGGCGATGGGCGTGCCCTACATGCTCGGGACCGGCGATACCCGGCGCGCGTCCTACTCGTCGCTGCGCGGCGTCATCGTCGAATATCGGCGCCGGTTGGAGCAATTGCAGCACAACGTCATGGTTTTCCAGATGTGCCGCCCGATCTGGCTGCGCTGGATGAATGACGCCGTGCTCGCGGGCACGATCGCGTTGCCCGGCTATGCCGACAATCCGATCGCCTATCAGCGGGCGAAGTGGATCGCGCCGCGCTTTGAGTGGGTCGATCCGCTCAAGGACCGGCAAGCCGAGAAGCTCGCGGTCGATAGCGGTTTCAAGTCGCGCAGCGATGTCATCGAGGCCGAGGGCTACGACCCCGAGGAGACCGACGAGCGGATCGCGGCGGACAAGGAGCGCGAGAAGAAGCTCGGGCTCGACTTCCCGATCCACGGCGCGTCCTCGACGCAACCCGTCGATCCGAACGCCGATCCCGTCGCGCCCGATCCGCAAGAGGTCGCCGACGAGACCGCCGACGAGGCCGACGACAATCAAGCCGCAGCATAGGAGTACGACCATGCGCCGATGGTTCTCGATGAAGAAGACGGACGATACGACCGGCGAGATCATGATCTATGACGAGATCGGCCGCTCCTATTGGGGTGAGGACACGATCTCGGCCAAGGATTTCGACACCGAGTTGAAGGCGCTCGGCGACATCACCCGGCTTGACCTGCGGATCAACTCGCCCGGCGGCGACGTGTTCGATGGCGTCAGCATCCACAACACCATTCGGCATCATCCGGCGAACGTCACCGCCTATGTCGATGGGATCGCGGCCTCGGCCGCGTCCTATATCGCAATGGCCGCCGACAAGATCATCATGCCCGCGAACTCGTTCCTGCTCGTGCACGGCGCCAGCGGCTTCTCGTTCGGCAATGCCGACGACATGCGCGCGATGGCCGACGATCTCGACCGGATCGACCAATCCCTGACCGCGACCTATGCGAACCGGAGCGGCAAGCCGGTCGATAACGTGCGCGCGCTGATGAAAGAGGACCGCCTGATGTCGGCGGAGGAAGCGAAGGAATTCGGTCTCGCCGACGAGATCAGCGGCGAGGTCAAGATGGCGGCCAACTACTCGCTGCGGCTCCTGCCTCCCGCCGCTGCGGTCAAATTCAAGGCCACCATCAAGACAACCGCCGAACGGGAGCCGCCTCCTGCTCCGGCTGTTGAGGAACCGGGTCCGAAGCCGGAGACGGCGGCGGACCCGGGTCCTGTCAATCGCAGCGGCGCCGAGGTCATCAGCCTCGATGCAGCACGCAAGGAAGGGCGCGAGAGCACGATCGCCTACGTCAACGAGGTGAATTCGCTGTGCGCGCTCGCGGGCCTTCCCGCCTTGGCGCGCGATTTCATCAAGGCGGGCGAGACCGTCGAGAACGTGCGCGCCAAGCTGATCGATGCGCGGGCCGCCGCCGACGAGAAGCTCCAGACCCAACATCATCGCGCGATGCCGACGCAGGCGATGCGCGAGAAGAACACTGCTGCGTGGTCGCGGATCGCGGAGCAGTTGAACGCGCGCATCCGCATCTAACCCAGCCGCTACAGGAGAAGCAACCATGGCTACCTTCAACGAGGGTCGGCACCCCGCCGAGTTTTTGCTGTCCGAGGCGAACGGCCAGCGCTCGCGCGGCAACATCACCATCGGTGCCATGCAAACCATTGTGCCCGGCCAAGTGCTTGGCCAGATCACCGGCGGCAATTGGGTCGCGCATGATCCCGCCGCAGCCGATGGTTCGCAGACGGCGGGCGCTATCGCGCTCTATGGCGCGGTGACGGGTGCCGGTGCGACCGCAGCCATCTCCGCGATCGTCCGAGAGGCCGAAGTGAACGGCAAGACTCTGTCGTACAAAACGGGCCTGACCGCTCCGCAGATCGCGCAAATCGCGACCGATCTCGCGGGCAAGCAGATCATCGTCCGCTAGCGGCAAACCCCTCCCAACCATCCCAGCAATCTATCCGACCTCAACAACCACGGCGGCGTGCTGTCGGGGGTGCGGGTGGCTTTTGTCTTTTTGAAAGGAAACGGCAATGCCCATGCTCGACATCTTCAACAGCGATGCATTCAGCGTCACGTCGCTGACCGATGCCATCAACAAGCTGAAATTCGTCCCGGGCTATCTCGGGTCGCGCGGCTTGTTCACCGAGAGCGGCGTGACCACCACGTCCGTCGCGATCGAGCAGAAGAACAACGTGCTCGCGCTCGTCCCGCCCACGCCGCGCGGCGGCCCCGGCGTGACGCTGGACAAGGGCAAGCGCTCGCTGCTCTCGATCAACGTCCCGCATTTCGAGGTCAACGATGCGGTCTACGCCGAGGAAGTGCAGAACATCCGCCAGTTCGGTCAGGAGAGCGGCGAGGATAGCGTGATGCGGCTCGTCGGCGAGCGCATGCAGACCGACGGCCAGTCGCAGGAAGCGACCATCGAGTATTCGCGGATCGGTGCCGTCAAGGGCATCGTCACCTATGCCGATGGCAGCACGCTCAATCTCTACACGCTGTTCAACGTCGCGCAGCCTGCCGAGGTCCCGTTCGATCTCGGCAATGCGAACCCGGCTTCCGGCGTGCTGCGGAAGCTCTGCTCAACAGTGACCCGCACCATCGCGGTGGCGCTCGATGGCACGCCATTCACTGGCGTGGAAGCGATCTGCGGCGATGCGTTCTTCGACGATCTGATCGCCCATCCCGAGGTGCGCGAGACCTACAAGAACTGGACCGCCGCCGAAGAACTGCGCCAGGGCTACGTCGCCTCGGGGCAGATTTACGGCACGTTCCCGTTCGGCGGCATCCTCTGGACCAACTACCGCGGCCAAGTCGGCACCACGCCGTTCATCGCGACGGACAAGTGCCACATCTTCGCGAGCGGCGTCCCGGGACTGTTCCGCACCTACTTCGCGCCCGCCGACTACTTCGACACGGTGAACACCCTCGGACAGAACCGGTACGCCCGGCAGTACATGATGGCGAACAACAAGGGCGTCCATCTCGACGTGCAGACCAACAATCTCAACATCTGCACGCGCCCGGGCACGCTGATCCAAGGCAGGCGGACGGCCTAACCGCAGCGGGGCGAGCCATGGGAATGGACTTTTCCACGCTCGTCCTTCTGCCGGGCATGACCACGTTCGCGATCTCGGTGACGGTGCGGCCCGAGGTCTCGCAACCCGGCGCGCCCGACTATGCGGCGCGCGGCGTCTTCTCGTCGGGTCCGACCGACGTGCAGATGCAGGACGGCACCATCTTTTCCGATCAGCAGACGACGCTCGGCATCCGCTTGCGCGAGTGGACCGTGCCGCCGGTCAACGGCGATCGGATCACCATCAACGAAGGCGTTGCCGCTGGCACCACCTTTTGGGTCGCCGATAGCAGCGGCGACGGCCAGGGCGGAATGACACTCACACTCCGCAAGACGGACCGGCCCGAATGAGCACCTACGCGATCGAAATCGCCGACAGGGTGCTCGAATTGCTCAAGGCCCCGACGGCTGACGAGCCGACGCCGTTCTTCAAGTCGTACTGGCGCACGCCGATGCGGCAAGTCGCGGCCTCCGATCTGCCGTTGCTCGGCGTCTACATCCTGCGCGAAACGCGCGGGCCCGACGGCGACGAGAACGCGGGCGAAATCCGTTTCATCCACCGGCTGCATCTTGGCATCGCGGGCGCGATCTCGAACGCCGACCCCGGCGAGCAGTTGCGCATCTTGGAAGAGCGGATGGCCGGCATCGACGAGCGGCTGCTCACCAATCCCGCATTCGTCTGCATGATCGAGGGCGTGACCGCGATGGATCGGCGGTCGCAATACGCGCAAGTCGCCGAGACGCCAGTCGCCGAAATCCAAATCGAGATGGTCGTCACCTTCCGCACCTATTGGGAGCCGGTCGTGCCCGACGACTTCAAGACCATGCACGTCGAGACCCGGTATCCGACCGCCGATGCCGATCCCGCCGAGGTGCAGCAGATCACGCAGGAATACGACATCCCGCAAGATGCGAAAGGAGCGCACGATGGTCCGCAAACTCCGGGTCAAGGCCGTGGGCGATCTGAAATTGAAGCACCCCAGCGCCGGGATGATCCGGCCCGAGGGTTCGATGTGGCCGGCCGATCAATTCACGCTCCGCCGCCTGCGCGAGGGCGTCATCACCGCTGACACGACCGAGCCCGCGAAGCCGAAGCCCGAGCCGAAGGCCAAGGCCGCGACCGCTCCGCACAGCTAGCCGCTCGCTTCCCCGACATCGCTGATCCGTTCCGCGTCCGACCGCGCAGGTCGGCGATGGGCGTCGCCATGCCGTAACCCGAAGGAGAAATCCCGATGCCCATCTCGTTCAATGACATCCCGGCCAACTGGAGAATGCCGCTGTATTGGGTCGAGGTCGATCCGTCGAAAGCGGGATCGCTCACCCAGCGGCAACCGGCGTTGCTGTTCGGGTACAAGCTCCCGACCGGTCACGCGACGGTCGATGTGCCGGTGCCGATCGGCTCACTCGCCGACGCGCAGCAAGGCGCCGGGATGGGCTCGATGCTCGATGCCATGGCGCAAGTCTTCTTCAAGAACAGCGCCTCGCAGGAAGTCTGGATGGTGCCGATCGCCGAACCGGCGACGGGCGTCGCGGCGACTGGCAAAATCTCCGTGACTGCCGCGCCGACGCAGGCGGGCACGATCTATGTCTACATCGCAGGGCGCCGCGTGCCGGTGCATATCGACGCCGATGATACGATGTCGATCGTCGCGCAATCGATCAACGACGCGATCGGCGCCGACCTCTCGATGCCGGTGACCGCTACCGCCGCCTCCGCCGACGTGAACCTGACCGCCAGGCACAAGGGCGTCGAAGGCAACGACATCACCATCGCGATCAACTACGGCGGCTCGCTCGCGGGCGAGACGTTGCCCGCCGGTCTCGTCATCGATATCGGCACCGGAATGCTCGCGGGCGGCACTGGCGTGCCCGATCTGGACGCCGCGATCTCGGCGATGGGCGACGAGGTTTACGACTATGTTGCGTTCCCGTTCACCGACAGCACGTCGCTCGATGCGATCGACATGGAATACGGGTTCTCGGACAATGGCCGCTGGGGCTGGATGCGCGAACTCTACGGCCACGTTTTTAGCGCGCGGCGCGGCACCTATGCCGATCTGCTGCAATGGGGCCCGAACAACAATTCGGGCGTGATCTCGGTGATGAGCATGGAGCCCGCCATGCCATCAGCGCCGTGGGAAGTGGCGACGGCCTATGCGGCCAAATCGGGCCGCGCCCTGATCAATGATCCGGCCCGCCCGCTGCAAACCTTGGAATTGACCGGCGTGCTCGCGCCGCCGAAGCACCAGCGGTTCCTGCTGTCCGAATGCAACGCGCTCGCGGGCGCGGGGCTCGCGACGCAGGGCGTCGGCGCCAACAATGTCCCGGCGATCCGCCGAGAGACCACGACGTATCAGAAGAACCTCTACGACCAGCCCGACGACGCTTACGAACTGGTGACGACGCTCGCCACGTTGTCGGCGCTGCTGCGGCGGCAGAAACACGCGATCACCAGCAAGTTCCCGCGCCACAAGCTCGCGGATGACGGCACGCGGTTCGGTCCCGGTCAGGCGATTGTCACGCCGAAGATCATCAAGGCCGAACTGGTCGCGCAATATCGCCAGGATGAATTCAAGGGCCTCGTCGAGAACGCGAAAGCCTTCAAGGACAATCTGATCGTCGAGCGCGATACGACCAACCCGAACCGGGTCAACGTGCTGTATCCGCCCGATCTGATCAACCAACTCCGCATCTTTGCGGTGCTGGCGCAATTCCGCCTGCAATACGACCGGGGCTTCGATCAGTCGGTGATCTAGGCCCCGCGTCGCTCAATCCGCCATGCCCGCCCGCGCGTGAAGCGCGCGGCGGGCTTTTTCATTCGCAACAGGGAGCACGGCAATGGGCGTCGCAATCGCAGGCACCGCCTATCTCAAGGTGGACGGCAATCAATACCCGCTCAAGGGCTCGTTCGTGGTCAGCCCGAGCGCGGTCGAGCGCGCTGGCATCGCCGGGCAGGACTACGTGCACGGCTACTCGGAATTGCCGCGCGTCCCATACATCGAGGGCGACATCTCCTCGCGGCCCGAGATTTCGCTGGAAGACATGGAGTTGATCACCGACGCGACGGTCACCGCGGAATTGATCAACGGCAAGGTCTACGTCCTGCGGAATGCGTGGTGCAAATCCGCGCTCGAATTGAACACGCACGACGGTCAGTTCCGCGCCCGGTTCGAGGGCCAAGCCTGTGACGAGATCAGCTAATGCCCGAGGCCAATCCGAAACTTGAGGCGGTGGCCGACGAGGCGCCGCCGCCGCAGATCAAGCCGCTCACCTTCAAGCTCCGAAAGCCGGTGGATGCCCACGGCGAGAAGATCAGCGAGATCACGTTCCGCGAGCCGACCGGTGCCGACATCGAGGCGGCGGGCCTGCCAGTCAACATCGATTTCGCCTTCGACCCGCCGCGCATCGAATTCGACGCCCGCAAGATGTCAGCGATGATGTCGGTGCTGGCGGCGGTGCCGCCATCGACCATCCGCGCGCTCGCGCCGAAGGACTGGCTTTCTCCTTCATTTTTTTGCGTGGCCGTTGGCCTTCCGCTTCTTTTTGGCGCCGCGGTTCTGTTTGCGAGCCAGCCGGCCTTGCGCTCGCGTTCGACATCAGCCGAAAACTGCGCGAGCGGCACGAGCGGGGCGGATCGACCCAGCCGCACGAACTGCGGCCTTCGCGGTCTTCCCGTTCTTCCCTGCTGGCGGCTTCGCGGCCTCGGCCGCCTCCCTCGCCATCTTCTGCGCGGTCTTCCAGTGAACCTTCTTCTTCGCTGCCTTGCCGTCCTTCGGCGGCTTCAGCTTGACCTGTCCCCGGAATATCTCGATCTCGTCGTGGTTCTTCAGATACTGAAGCTTCAGCTTGATCTGCTCTGCTGTGAGCCCGGTGTCTCGCGGCAGCGTGTCGATGGTCACCCATCGGTCGCGCGAGAGGTATTCGACCAATTTGACGCTGCGCGACGAGGTCGGTTTCGGAGCGGCTTCCACGGGCTTCGGCACATAGGCCGCGATGGTGTCGCGAACGCCGGTCACGATCTTGATGAGGCGCACCACCAGTTCGCTGAGATCAGCCATCTCGCTGCGCATCGCGGCGACTTGGACCGGTATGGGCAGCACGTCGGGCTGCGGCAACGACATTGCCTTTTGGACCAGCAACTGCGCCGGCTTCTTCGGCTTCTCCTGCGACATCTTCGGCGAGACGTTGTCGGCACGGAGCAGCCTGCGCACGTCGGCGCGGGTATTCATGCGTGAGCGCCAGTCGCTGGTGGACTTGGCGACGACGATCTTGCGAACCTCCTTCTCGGGAACGACCTGCCACGCGATCTCGATATGGCCGCCATTGGTGTCGCGGAGATGCGCCTTGATCCCGTGCGCCTTCAGCTCGTTAACCGCGATCTCGGTCAGCTCATTGGAGTAGGCCATGGTTGTTAGCTCCTTCTTCCTTCTCTATGGCTAGACGATCGCCGCCGCGCGACCGCCGAGCGCCGCATCGATCTCTGCGAATGAATGCGTGGCGCCGGTCCTGGCGCCGCTGATCTCGTGCCATTCGCCTTTGTCGTCGAAGGGCGGCGCGAACACGGTCAGGGCGTCGCAGGCGTTGAAGCGAATGAGCGCGGCGATGCCGTCCTCGGCGCGGCGATAGAGCCAACGGCGCAGGGCCGGGTCGCGGTGCGCGTCCGGGTATTTGGGATCAACCCAAATCTGGACGACTTGGATGTTCTGCTTGGAGCCGTCACCATTCGTGATGGTGATGAAATCCGGCATCAGGTCGATGACGTAGTGCGAGCGATCGGGCCGGGAGAGTTCGGCGGCGTCGTCGTTGATCAGCCAGCGGCAGTTCCAGAGGCCGCATTCGGGCGGCATCTGGTGCGTGTGATAGACAATGCAGCCCTTGTGGAATTTCTGGAAGCGGCACGCGACGCCAGCGCCTTTCCTCAAGGGCGGCACCGGCAATAGCTTACAGCACAGCTGACAGTCTCCACACCTTCGCATGGCCCGTCAAACTCCCACACACGCTTCTTTTGTTCGCGCGGTTTGCCCGCTGCGATGGCGACGCGAGCAGTTGTGCCCGCGTCTCCTTACATCATCATTGGAATACCAAATACGGCGAGAGTTAGCCCGATACCCGCGAACATCATTGCTCCGAGATCCTGACGACCTCGGAGCGAATGAGCGCAAGAGTGCATTCGCCTCGCGCGAGATGACCAAGTTGGTCAGGGAAAAAGAAGCATTATCAATCGAGTCAAATCACAAGAAACGTCGCGCGCACTCCATCTCGATCTATTCCAGGGCGCGTAGTAGTGAGGTTCATGGCACGAGATACAAAACAAGATGTGATCAAACGGCAACGGCAGCAGGCGATTGTCGCCGATATGGTTCTCACGATTGTCGCGGCGATGCAGCGCGTTTATCGCCGCAAGCATGTTGGGGCGAGCTGGGAAGAACTGCTCGTGTCGATGGTGGTGAGGCGGAACGATGAGGCGGGAAAGCCGCCATTATCGATTGCCGACATCGAGAAAATTCTGAGAGTTCCTCGTTCCAATGTTCAGCGTGCCGTCCGCGCACTGATCCGCGAGGGCGTCACCAGCAGGGTCGGTCGCGACTATCGCGCCAATCCCGACTTCTTCGCGGCCCGAGTTGACGCCGCATACATGACGAAAGTCCGCGAGGCGATCATCACCGCTGCCCGAGAGTTGGAAACCCTCGACGCAGCGCGCCCCGCGATTTTCTGATAACCGCCATGCATTTTGACGGTGACCAAAGCGGTCATCCGACGTATTGAGGTTGTGGCGGGAATTCGCACACGCGCCGACCTGATCGTGGTCAGGCGGCCACCCGCCTACTTGCCCGCCCTCGCACCATCCGCGGGGGCGGGTCTTTCATGAATTCCTCCACACCTTCTTCTTACACCACAATGGGCTTGGCCGACGGGTTGCGGCAGCTCGACGTGGCGCTCCGATCCATGCAATCTCCTGATCCGCGACGAATAGGGCCGCGCGAAGCGGCCCTATTTTTATGCAGTTTGTGCCAGCGGTCAGGCGGCCACCCGCAGTTTCGGGGCGCCGGTTGCGCGCAACGTATCGACCATATCCGCCCAAAACTGCATTAGCTCGATGCGCTCGGGCAAGCGATCGTCGCGATCGTAGATCGCCCGGGTCGATGCATCGAGGCGGTCCTGCTGCATCTCGACCAGTGCTTGCTCGAACCGGCGGCGCCCATTGATACGCTCGCGATTGAGCATGGTCGAGGCGCTCGATCGGACGCCGTGGGCGCAATGCTTGCCCTTGTACCCGAGCAAGTGCAGCGCGTCGTTGAGACTGCCCTCGGCGATCATGCCACTGCTGGCCGCCTTCTTCGCGGTCGCCTTGCGATCGGCGCCGGGGAATAGGTAGCGGCTCGATCCGGTGATCGTGCGCAATTCCCGCAAGAGCGCGACCGCCTGGCGGGAGAGCGGCACCAAGAAATCGTTCCGGTTGCCTTTCTTGGCGCGCTCGGTCCGCATCTTGAGCTTCGCGAACGGCACGATCCAGAAGCTGTGGTCCTTGCCGAAATGGAAGTGATCCCACTCCGCCGTCTCGATAGTGCCCGGGCGCACGAAGGTGAGCGCCAGCAACTGCAAGGCGTAGCGGATCAACTTCCGGCGCCGCGCTGACATCGAGGGAATGATGGTCCCGAAATCATCGATCTGGCGAATGAGGTCGCCGAAGTCATCGGGCTGGATGATCGCGGGCCGGTTCTTCGTCTGGTGCGGCGCGAAGCCGTCGCCCAGCTTGATCTCGGCAAATGGCGATTGCCGATCCTGCGGAAAGTGGTTGTGGACCCGGGCGAAGGAGATGACGTTGCGGGCGGTCGAGAGAAGGCGCCGCCGGGTTTCGTGATTGAAATGGTTGAGCAGCGGCAGGATGTGGCTCAATGCGACCTGATTGGTATTGACCGCGCCAAAGCCCGGGATGCTGTCGGCGCCTTCCTTGAGATAACGGACCATCAATTCGTCGCGCAGGTAGGTTTTCTTTGCGCTGCCCTCGCGGGTCTTGAGCCATCCGTCGGCGTCAGCGCCGAAAGGGCTTTCGGCGGCCTTCCTCTCGGCCTCGGCCCGGCGCTCCTGATCGCGATGGTCCTTCGGATCAATGCCGCGCTTGACCAGACGGGCGGCGTTGTCGCGTGCGGTCATCGCATCGGAGAGCGAGACCTCCGGGTAAGCGCCGATCGCGAGCGTCTTCCGCGTGCCGACCTTGTAGTCGTAGCGCCAGAGCTTCGATCCATTGGCCTTGATCAGCAGATAGAGATTACCGCCGACCGTGCGGCGATAATCCTCGGCGGCGGGTTTGAGATTGCGGACCTGTACGTCGGTGGTGATGATTTTCAT